GACTTCCTCCCCTCACTGGTAGGGCGAGGGAAGGCTAAGCATTTCCTATGCTTCTCCGGAGGGTGAGGTTTTCCATCCCCCTTAACCCCCAACTTTATAAACTTTCCGTTTCAAATCAATCGAAGTGCGGGGTTTTTAAGTATTTCCTGTGTACTCTAATATTAGGACTGGTCATGACAATTGAGGACAGAATTTATCGTTTAATTAAACTTTTGCTTTACACTGCAAAAGAGGAGAATGCAAAAGTCACTCCGACCAAACTGCAGAAGATTTTCTTTTTACTTGAGAAAGAGAAGGGAATTAATCTAGGACTGGATTTTGAGCCTTGGTTCTTCGGTGCTTACTCGTCGAAATTACAAGATTACGTCCATAAACTAATCGCAATAGGAGACGTCGACGTTGTAAAGGAGAAAAAAGTAAGAGATCCATTGAGCGGAGCAATAATAGGGTACGTAAGGAATTATGTTTTAAATAGCGAATTTAAGCCTGAGGAACAAGACAAGGAGATTGAGGCATTTTTCAGGGAATGGGTCAAGAAGAGCAAAGATGAGATCATGAACTACGCGTATCGGAAATACCCTGAATACTTTGAATATTCTAAGATTAGAGATCACATTTTTAGCAAGTTGAAAAGATGAAGTCGACTTTTGTTAACTTTCTCTTTTTCCGTTTTACGTTATTTCTGCCTAACTGGTTGGGCTGAAACTGTCCCTATTCACTACACCCAGACCAGAAACTGTGAAGCGAAAAGTTTATTAATTCCTCAAACAGATGTTTTAGATGAAGCAAAATGTCGGTTTCAGTAGTCGTTCCATCCGCAAAAGCAACAGGAGCAGGAGGTAAAAAAGCAAAAATGTTCAAGGTAATTAAACTTCATAGACCGACTAAAATTCATGATCCAGGAGCAATATCAGGGTCGTTAGTCAAAGTGACGTTTGGAACCAACGGGTTTGACATACCAACAATAGCAATAGCCTTACTGATTGTCGGTGTGATAATAGGACTATCTGGTCTCATTCTATCTATCTTCGCCACAGCTACTGCCTCAGCAATAAGCAATCCATCACCAGGAACATTAGCGTATAACCTAACACACCCGTTAGTCAACGGTATGGTATCGTTCTTCAGCTTCTTCCCAACGCTATATGTGTTGCTAGGTGTAACAGGAATAGTACTTATCGCGGCAGGTATAATATCCATAATTATGGAGAAATTCAAGACTTAAAACTCAAAGTCAAACATATGTTTTTTTCGCAAATTCATTTCTTCTACTATTAGGAGTAACAGGAATAGTACTTATCGCGGCAGGTATAATATCCATAATTATGGAGAAATTCAAGACTTAAAACTCAAAGTCAAACATATGTTTTTTCGCGAATTCATTTCTTCTTCTTTTAAAACTCTTCTGTTATAAGATATTAACATGGCACTGAAAACACCGTCTTCAAACATAAGTTTGACAAATACTGTAGCCCCACACTCAGCTCAACCTGTTACAGCTTTCTCGTTATTTCAAATGCTAGCATCTCCACCATATGTTTACATCTTCATCGCTCTAGGCATACTAATTATAGTATTCATTTTCGTATACGTAGCGTTCAGAAGGTCGTATATGAAAGACCCAATAAGGGGAGGGCTAATAAGGCAAATTCGTCGCTCTAAGAATAGTGACGTTGTAGTCGTGAACGTCGACATATCTACTAGGTCTGCTCAACTATACATAGGTGAAAAATTATCGCCGTCTTTGTACACAGTCCATGACCCAGTTACAGGCGAAGAGCTAATTGTCCCAGTCACCTCTGAATCAATGGTCGGAATGATACAATACGGGAAGATACATAGACCGTTGTTAATTACAATAAGGAAAAACAACACAATGCCGTATGCGATAAGATTAGAGACGTTGGAAACATCGATACCTGTGTCTGAGTATGATACAGCAGAACCAGAATTATTAGCACAGTTGGCTAAGGTCAAAAAGATGATTACTGGTGCTATAACGATATCTCCTACCACAAAACTTGCTATCGCTGTTGACCCTAAATTATTACTTAGCCGTAGACTATCGCAGGAGTTAGAGATATTGAGTACAATACCCACGACTGTTAAGGAGATGAATGCAAACTTAGTTAAGTTATTGAAGTTGCAGAATGAGAGTAGGCGTACACAAACAATGGGCAGGATAATGCTATACTTCGTGATCGGTATAGTGGTTATGATGTTATTAGCAGTACTATTCGGTCTCCATATAGTTTAACTTTACGGGGGTTAAGGGGGCGGAAGTCTCCCTCCGTAAGGTGGGGGATGGATAGCCCCCTTACAGAAACCTTTTATAGTTATAGTTATTAAAAAAAAAGATATAACTATACGGTACAGATTGGAAAGAGGATCGCATTCAGTTTACGCTCTTGAGGTGCTGAGAAAATATGTGGAGAGCCAAGGAAAAGAATGACAAGATTCAGCTATCATTCAAGTACAGGGTTTACCCAACTAAGGAAGTAGAGGAAAAACTCCTCAAGGTGATGCAGGTTGAGACTAAAGTGTACAATGCATTGCTAGACGCAGTGAATAACGCAAGGAAAGAAGGAAAAAGGATAACACCTAAGGACACCCAGGACATGTTGAAAGACTTGAAAATAGAAGGGAAGGAACTAGTTTACTCCAAGGTTCTTCAAATGGTGAACAACCAATTATGGTACAACATCAACTCTCTTCACGAATTGAAGAAGAGAGGGAAGAAAGTGGGGAAACTGAGGTACAAGAAGATCATGAAGATCATAAACTACAATCAATCTGGTTTCAAGGTGGTCGGGGATAAACTAATTCTCTCAAAGATAGGGGAGATGAAAGTACTCTTCCACAGACCGTTAGAAGGCAAGGTAAAAGGGGTAATAATAAAGAAGAGTGCTAAAGGATGGTATGCTATCTTCCAGGTTGAGGTCGAGAAGAGACCTCTCGAAAAAACTGGGAAAGTAGTTGGGATAGACTTAGGAGTGGAGAAACTAGTAACTACTTCTGACGGCGTAGTGATAGAGAACCCCAAGGTTTTTGATAAGGTAGAGAGGAGGATAAAGATTTTACAAAAATCATTATCAAGGAAAAAGAAGGGATCTAGAAACTACGAGAAGGTCAGGGAAAAACTAGCTAAGATATACGAGCATGTGAAGAATCTCATGAACGATTATATTCACAAGGTAACTTCGTGGCTCATAGAACAGTATGATGAAATATACGTGGAAGATCTCGATGTGAAGGAGATGGTTGAGGACAGTGAGAGCAAAGTTTTGAGAAAGCATATTCTCCACTCTAACTTCTCCAGGTTCATGAGCCACCTCTCCTACAAGGCTGAAAGAGCTGGTAGGAGGGTGGTGAAGGTAGATCCGAGGAATACTTCAAAAACATGTGCTAGATGTGGATACGTTAAGAAGGATTTGACGTTGGCTGACCGTATATTTGTATGCCCAAAGTGCGGTTGGGTCGCTGACCGTGATTATAACGCTTCTCTAAATATTCTTCGTGCGGGGTCGGGACTGCCCTTAGAGCCTGTGGACAGGAAACCTCTGCTATACGTCCCCTTCTCAGAGGGGGTGTATAGTAAGTTTCCTGGAAGAAGCAGGAAATCCTCACCTCGCGGTGAGGATGCCCCGTCCGTGAGGGCGGGGTAGTTCACTTTCTTTTTTTACAGTTCATTTTTTTAGGTCTTTGCGTCTATCCCGTCCGTGAGAGCGGGAATCAGCAAGAAAAGTTTTTAATAACTATTAGCAAACATATGTTTGAGTGGTGTAAAAAATGAGTAGTAACAATGCTTCAGCTTCACTGATTCCATTAGACGAATATCTCTTGAAGGCTTTTTCTAAGTACGTTTCAACTAAAGATTTTGTATTTAACCCCAAAAATTACTCAAGGAATTACGACGGTTCATTAACATTAGTTAACTATAAGCCTATGGCAACATCTGCATTTGAGACCTCGCCAGGATATATGCCGTTTATACTCGAACTAAGTGTTTTGTATAAAGAAGTCCCCATCAGGAACCCAGAAGACGTAGAAGTGAAATATGGCGAAAAGGATAAAGAAAAGACTATACACCTCAATTTGGGTAATCTCAGCAAGGTAATCGATGCATATGGTTTTTCGTATTATGAGAGGACTCTCAATCTTAATGTAATACAGGGTACTACAAATAAAGATTTTGTTTTTGATATGATTATGCTATATCCAAAGTTTTCGTTTGGTAAGGACACTTCAGAAGAAGACAAGAAATCAGCTGAGGCAAAAGTAAAAACATTAATCCAAACATTAGAATCCACTAATCCTACAATCCGAGAAAATTTCGATATCACGTATACGATTCAAACTTCTCTCTCACGTGGCTTATACCCACGCATTTTCCTCATCCCCAAGGGGATTGTAAATGATATTTCCGATTTCCTGCTATCTCAATACCAACAAAATTATGGTAACGTTACCATACCACCGGCAGACTTTACACCTAATGAAAATGTTCAGAGTCCAGAGTTGCAAAAATTCCTTGAAAAGTTACCGCTTGATCTTATTGCAGAAGCGGTTATAGGCACATATGGTTCTTATCCTGCGGTACTATTACCAAAAGGAAACTATTCGCAATATCTTACTGGCAACGAACGTATAGTCAGTCTCGAAAAAAATGATATAATAGTTTTCACTACTTCTCAACAAATCCCTGCTCCTCAAGCTCAGGAACAACAGAATACAGTTTTAGGCACTCCACAACAACAAATCCCTGCTCCTGAACAACAGAACGTAGAACAGAACGCGGTAGAAAATAGTAATATTGAGCAAAATAAAGTAGAATTAGAAAAAGTACTCAATATAGAACTTTCACTATACATTCCAGATTGGCTAAGACCATACTTAAACAGATACGGCGTAAAGCAAGGGGAATCTTTAAGCAGAAAAGAGCGTGAAGAGTTTGCTGGGAAGCTCTGGAACGAATTACAAAAGAACTGGAATAAGATCCTAGAATTGTTAGATTCTAACAACGCCAGCGTTCTCCCTACCACCGTCTTGGCGTTAGTCACTAAATTCCCATCTGAATACAAATCTTCAAGCAAGAAAGTTACGTACAAGTCGGGAAATGTCATAGAAGAAACAACGAGGAGCGTTCTATCTAACGTATTCGCAGAACTCAGACAAAACTATCTTATACCGCTGTTGGACTCTTTTGCCCCAGACCAAGTGCTAGACCTAAGAGTCATCAGACCGTTAAGTCCAGACGAGTTCGAAAGGTATCAAAAAGAACTGGGTATCATGGTGCAATTATACAAGTATGCGTATTTGATCTTCTCGTTCGTAAATTTATTTAAGAATAAGAGTTACCAAGAGGTAAACGATACAATGAACCTTAAGGAAGCCAACCCTGAGAAGCTTAAATACCTTCAAGACCTTGTGGACGCTTTTACAAATCTACAGTCTGCAGGTTTCTCGTTACCCTTAATCGTAGATGCTAATAATACGTTGTTGGTCGGGTCGCCTAATGATTTGTTGCCAAACGGCAAGTATTCTGTACTAAGGATAAATGATCTCGACCTCAATAAAACTAATGAAGGGCAATTGAAGGAATTAAAATCGCTCTTGAATTTTGCAAAGAAAGCTTTTGACGATCAATATGGTGCGTTAATTGTTAAAACTACTGTAAGCCCCTCAACCCTCGACATGCAGGTGTTCAAAACTATA